CCTTCGACTTTCAGGGCAGCGATCCGGACCCGACCGGCAACCTCAACAACGACATGAAGATCCTGAAAACGCAGGTGGCTGACGCGGCGAAATACTACGGCGCCTCGATGCTGGCCGCCCCCGCTGCCGTGGGCGATCGGACGATCACCGTGGATAACGTGTTTGCGCCCCTGGTACCGAGCGCGCAGTCTGAAAACGCCATCACCGACCAGGCCGCCGGCGCGCAGGCCGCCATCATCCGGCCCGCAAGTAACAACACCATCACCGTGAGCAGCATCAGCGGCGTGACCACCGGCCCCAACGGTGAGGGGATCTATCACGCAGGCCGCGCGATCGTCCCGGGCACGCTCCAGATCACCGGCAGCAATGGCGATTATGAGGACCGTGGCGGGCGGCTGGTTCACGTTGGGGGCAACAACCGGCTGGACGAGGAAAACAGCATCGTGGACTACGTGAACGGCGAGATCCGCGCGTTCTACTCCGGCGGGAGCACCGGCTACAGCACCACCCTGACCTTTCAGCCAGGGGCGGTCGTGAATCAGCAGACCAAACAGGCCAGCCTTGAGGTCAACCAGCAGACCCGATCCCTGACGTGGGTATTCCAGACCGAGCCAAAAGCGGCCGAGGCGACCCTGACAGTGGAGTACCGCGCGCAGGGTAGCTGGTATCTGATCCGCGACGACGGCGGCGGTGAGCTCGCCGGAGACGGCACCGGCACCATCGACTACGCCACCGGCACTGTCAACTTTACGCTGGCCGCCCTGCCGGACGCCGGCACCGAGATAATCGTCGCCTGGGGCGAGAAGCAGGGCACCGTGATCGAGGCCGGCGCCACCATCCCCGACACCCCGACCATCCGTTTTGAAGTCGGCGAAACCGTAACAGGATAAGGAGAAACCCAGCATGGGCATGGTCGCACCAACGTATAACTTCTCCAGCGCACAGGTTAAGCGCAACCTGTCCCCCGGCAGCGTCGTCGTCACCTGGAACACCGGAGGCCAACAGTACACCCTTACCGACGACGGGGCGGGTAACCTGACCGGCGCCGGATCGGGCACCGTCAGCTACTCGAACGGGCTGATCTTTATCAACCCGAACCCCACACCGGCCCCGAGCGATGGCGACTACACCATCGACTATGAGGACTGGCAGGGCACCAGCAAGACCAGCGACTCGTTCAGCCTGAACCTGTCCGCTGGCGCCGACACAAGCTACAACCCCAGCGCCGCCATGCGTGAAGGATCGATCAGCATTGAGCTGACCGTCCAGCGGATCGCCAAAAAGTGGGTGTATCTGGAAACCTCCGGAAAGGCCGACCGGATCGAGTACGCCACCGAAACCGTCACCGTGACCGACGACGGCAACGGCAACCTGCGCCGAGAGAAAGGCGGGGCAAGCCTCGGCACCGTCAACTACGCGACCGGCGCGATCACCCTCAATGCGCGTCAGAGCTACACCTACAAGGTCTACAACGAAAAGGCGCGCCTCGGCAGCGGCAACTATTGGGACAACAGCACCGCCACCGCCACCGAAACCTACGCGGGCAGCAGCGCGGAGATCGAATGGACCGACCCGGCGGATCCGGTACAGGTGCAGAGCACCACCCGCCCGATCCCGGGCCTGACCATCGACCTGACACCGACCAGCAGCCGGAACATCATCCCGAACAGCGTTCTGTTCGAGATCGCCGGCAAGCAGTACCGCGACCAGGACGGCGCCATCATCAAGGACTGGTCGCCGATCACCGACACCGGCACCGCCGTCGGCAGCATCGACTACGCTACCGGCCTCGTTACCCTGGAGGACTACCCGGCGAACACTCCGACCAGCACGCCCGTCACCCTGCTGGCCTGTCTGACCTCACTGGATCAGGCTCCGGCCAACCGGTCCATTTTCCGCACCGCTGGGGCGCCGCTGCGCGAGGGCAGCCTGATCGTGAACGCCACGGATATCGAGGGCAACCAGATCACCCTGAACGCCGACACCGCCGGCAACCTGACCGGCGGGAGCATTATCAGCGGGTTTGTGGACACCCAGACCGGCCTTGTGACCATCGAGTGGGCCAACGATCAGCAGGCCAACAGCGTACCCGTGGTGCCCTCCACCGTGCGGTACAGCGCCGTCAGCTATACGTTCCTGCCCCTGGACGCTGATCTGGTCGGCCTCGACGCCACCCGGCTGCCGAGCGACGGGCGTGTCCCGCAGTTCAACCTTGGCGACGTGGTTGTGGTGAGCAACACCCAGCAGCAGGAAGTGCAGACCGCGACCGCCGCACAGGTAGTGACCTTCGCGCGCCAGAATCAGGCCGAGGTCTACGTCGAAGGCGCAAACGGCAACCGGCTGGACCCCGCACAGTACACCCTGGACACCGACGCCGGCACGCTCACCTTTGCCGACCCCCTGAGCCTTGTCGACAGCGAGGCCAACGCCGTGACCGAGCCGCTGCAGGTGTTCGATCGCGTCGAGGATATGGGGCTGGCCACCGACGTACAGATCGGCGGGCAGATCGGGCTGAATATCCCGCTCTCTCAGGACTACACCGCCGGCGACACCATCGTCAGCTCCGCCGTGCTCTACGGCGACCTGCGCGCGCGGGCGTACAACGCCTTTCATCAGAAATCGTGGAGCGGCACCTGGTCGGACGAGCTGATCGGCGACAGCACCACCGCCAAGTACAACCTGGTATCGAGTCCCATCGAGATCACCAACCAGGGCGCGATCAAGGAACGCTGGGCGATCCGCTTCACCAGCAGCACCAGCTTTGAAGTGATCGGGGAAACCGTGGGCGTGGTCGCCACCGGCAACATCAGCGCCGACCTGGCACCGACCAACCAGGCGACCGGCGCGCCCTACTTCACGATCCGCGCGGACGGCTGGGGCAGCGGCTGGGTGAGCGGCAATACCTTGCGTTTCAACACCGACGGCGGACAGGCACCTTTCTGGGTGGCGCGCACCATCGTGGCGGGTCGGGCCGTTGAAGAAACCGATCAATTCGCAACACAGAACCGGGGGGATGCTGACTGATGGCTGAGCAAGCAAGCAAAGTTTCAGGCCTCGTCCAAATTGATGGAATCCCTGTCCAGCGGACTGTTCGCGCTTTTGGGTATAGCTCAACTAGCCACGACATAGATGGGCAACCCGTCAACCTGAGCAAATCCCTCGGGCATGCCGTCAGCGATTCGGGCACTGGCGAGTACACCATCGACCTACTGGCCGGCTACGATCAGCCGATTTTTGTGGTGGCTTTCGATGACTATGGAACTGACTTTATCCCGGATATGGTCGTGGCCGTGGGCGATCGCATCCACCCGGCGACCCCGAACGGGCACGTCTGGGAATGCACCAGCGCAGGCATCCTGCCCAGCGAGGAACCCACTTGGATCGTAGACACCGAAACCGCCCAGCTCTACGGCACCGCCTCAATGATCGCCAGGCCGTTCTATCGGCCAATGGTTCACGGACCTGTATCGCCTGAGGTGACAGGAGTTGCTGAGCCAACCTGGACTCCCGCCAACCTATTCAGCAATAACCAGGCAGGGGCATGGTACGACCCGAGCGACCTGACAACGCTATTTCAGGACGCCGCAGGCACAACCCCGGTCACTTCTGACGGCGACCCTGTGGGCGCGATGCTGGACAAGTCAGGCAACAACCTGCACGCCAAGCAATCCGGCGCCACTCTGAGGCCAATCTATCGCACCGACGGCACCAAGCACTGGATCGAGTTCGACGGCTCAAAGGTTCTCACCATAGACGCCCCGAAAGCCGACCAGCGCTTCATGCACGACGGCACCGGCCTGACCTGTATTGGCGGCTACCGCTTCGGCAGCACAGCCGGCGAGGATGGGGCTTTCCCGATCTTCGGAAGTGACTCCGGCTCTAGCGGTAAAGGCGGCGGATTCTTGTCCTATGACACCCGCTCACAATACAACTTCAGCCAAAGCGTCCGATATTTCTCCACGCCGGTAGGAAGCATCAACTACGTCGCCAACATGAGAGTCGATAACGTGGTGCCGGTGAATACCGATTGCTCGTTCGAGTTCTCCGCCTCGGCAGAAAAATCGCCAAACCTTGAAGTCCTGCAGGGCGGCGTGGTTGTGGGAAGCGACGACTATTTAACCTCCCTTTATACCGGAGACGCTTCCTACAACTACGACATCTTCGCCTACGGCAACGGCAACGGAAAAACCAAGGGCCGGCTTTACGGCATGCTGGTAATAAATACCATACTCACCCGCGACGACGCCGGCGAGTTGACCGCCTTTATGGAAAGCAAAGCCGGTATCTAAATGGCCTACACACCCGAAACCGACCCGCTCGCCGTCGTCCTTGACCTCGGCAGCCAGTACAGCCCGGTACTGGACCCGCTCGCGCTGGATTTCGATCTGGCCGAGTCGGGCGGTTTCGTCTATCGCAAGCCCCCGCTGGCGGTCACGCACGGCTATCTGAGCGCGCAGGCCAGCCAGAAGGCCAGCGACCGGCGCGAACAGATCCACGCCCTGGCCAACCCCCGGGACGGCAGCGGCAGGCACCACAGGAGCGATCAGGCCCACGTTCTGGGCCTCGATGGCTACGCCAGCGGCTGGGACAAGGTGCCACCGAAAGACCGAGGGCAGAACCCCCACAGCGGAAACGAGGCCACCCCGCTCGACCTCAGCGCCGAGCGTGCCCGCTGGGCCAAGGTGCCCGAGCGCGACGACCCGACCGGCTACGGGCAGCAGGCATGGGACGTTCAGACCCCGAAGGATCGGCGCGCCGTTCAGGGCTTCAACGACCCGAGCGACCACAACGTCACCAGCACCGCGCGCGCTTCCGATTCGATCCTGAACTGGCAGGCCCCGCCGCCGGAGGTGGTCAACCTGGAACAGGACGAAACCCTCAACCTGGTGCGGTCGCCCTACAGCCCGCCCGGGGCGCTGGTTACAGACTTTGAGTTAGTGCCCGAGGCCCTGCTGGTCGAGGTGAAACCGCCGACCCGATCGGTGGACAGCCAACCCGACGTTCCCGGCTGGTCGCTCAAGGAAGCGCTGGACGGGCGCACCATCCACCCGTGGGACAGAAAACCCCGGCTCGGTACCGAGATCGAGTTCCCCAGCGCCAACGAGCCCGACGCGCCGCTGGGCGATCCACCCGAGGAACCGGAAAACAAGAGGACGTATCTGATTATGAACGCCAGCAGCCTGATAGAAGTCACCAGCAACACCCCGCTGGAGTTCAAGGATCTGACCATCGGCCTCGATGCCGACAGCTTCGCCTGGACAATGAGCTGCACCATCCTGAACCGCGCCAGCATGAACCTGATCCGGCCAACGTCCGAAGGGCCGGCGGAAGTGATCGCCACCATCAACGGGCACGCTTGGCGGTTTGTGGTCGAGCGGTACAGCCTCGATCGCCGGTTCGCGCGCGAAGCCTACCAGGTGAAAGGGGTTTCCCGATCGCAACTGCTGGCGGAGCCCTACGCGCCGAAGCGCACCGGCAGGATCACCACCCAGACCAGCGCCACGCAGGCCATGACCGAGCAGCTACAGTTCACCGGTTTCAGCGTCACCCGGCAGCAGGGGCTGACCGACTACATCATCCCAGCCGACGCATGGGGCTGGGATCAGAAAACCGCGATGGAAGTGGTCGCCGAGCTGGCCGCCGCACAAGGGGCGGTTGTGGTACCCGATCGCGACACCGACGAGCTCCACATCAAGCACCGTTACAAGCTGGTCGGCCCCTGGGGTTATGACGATCAGCCCATCGAGTTTGTCGACGCGATCATTCAGGACACCATGACGATCAGCTACTCCAGCCAGTGGGAGCCGCAACCCGAATACAACGCCGTGTTCGTGTCCGGCGTCACCGACGGCGTGGCCTGCGACGTGATCCGGCAGGGCACCGCTGGCGACAAGCCCGCCCCGGATATTTTCGACGACCTGAACGTCGAGGCTTACCAGTGCAGGGAGCGAGGCATGGCCGCGATCGCCGCCGGCGGGAATCAGGAGATCGTCACCCTTGAAACAGTCCTGCCGACCTCCGGCAGTCCCGGCCTGATCGAGCCGGCGATGGTGATCGAGTTCCGCGACACGCAGGAGCCGGCCAACACCTGGCGCGGTAATGTTCTTAGTAATAGCATCAATGTCGGAAAGCCTGGCACAGGTCGAGTCACCCAGACCATAAAAATCGAGAGGCACCATTACTAATGAGCAAGCAAGATAAAACCGAGCTTTGCACACCGGCAGAGCGGGCCTTTCTGGACGCCATGAAGAAAACCATGTACGTCGACATTCCAGAACTTTGCCCGATCTGCGATTACGATGGGCTAGAACCAAAAACGGAAGTCCTACGCACCACTTTAGACCGACTGAGGCAGGAGATGAAAAGTGGCAACAGTTAACCCGTGGAAGCGCTTTCAGCGGCTGCTGCCCCGCGCGGGCCGCTACACCGTCACCATCGACACCGTGAACAGCGACGGCACCAGTACCGCCACCCGGCGCGATGGCCAGACGGTCAGGCTCAAGGGCGGGCTGGTCGCCGCGGGGAAAAAGGCATGGGTGGAAGGGGAGCAGATCATCGGTGAGGCGCCGGATCTGCCCAGCGCCACGCAGTACGTTTAATTGGCGTACTGTTCCTTGAGGTCTTCAAGTCTTTTCGCGTCGCGCTCAGAAAAGGAGTTGCTGGAGATTTCGTATCCCGGACCTTCGAGCTTGTATGCCTTTAAAGTCAAGATGGCGTCTCCTGGCACCTCCGTAGCCCAATCAGAAAACATGTTTGGTGCAAGTGTCCAGTCTGCTGTTTCACCTGGTTCAAGCCCGCCGGGAATTTGATAGTTGAAAGTATCTTCGATCCACGGGACAGACCTGCCGGGAGTTGCAACAACGCCTTCAAAGAACGCTCTGGCGACGGGGTTGCTCGTGTTATTGGTGACAGTCAGTTCGATGATCGGCTTTTTCATGAAGCCATCATCTCGCTGATAGAGCCTTGATTTTGATACTTCAAAGTTCTGAAGCTTTACGGCATCCGCTTCCGCTTTCCTTTTCATTTGTTCAAGGTCGGCTATTTCCGCGAG